GCAGCGCTGTCCGCGGTCGAACAGGAAGCAGGCGAACACGGCGGGGACTACCGCGCCGGGATGCGTAACGCTCGGTCCATCCTGGAGTCGGAACTGCTCGGATGAGCCGCAAGACTGTCACCTTCCCCAAGGACGTCTTCGACCGACTCGATGACCTCAAACACGACGACGAGTCGTGGCCTGAGTTCGGTGAGCGCGTCGCTGACGTCCTCGAAGCGCAAGACGGCGACGTGAACACGGAAACGAACACGGTGGTGGTCGAGAACGTCGAAGAAATCGCTCGCGCTTCTGCTGGTGAAGTCGAGAACCGCATGACGAGACGCTGAACACGGTGTGAACACACATGGGATACAAAACTGAGTGCGAGAACTGTGGCGACCTCGTCGACGAGCCGTTCCTGATGGGGCAGTTCCACGAGGACGAGTTCCTCTCGAACGAGCTCGGGGACCGGCTGAAGGAAGCCGGCTACGACCTCACCGACACCATCACGTTCTGCGACGAGTGCACGTTCAAGATACTCGTTCGAGCCTGACATGACTGAAGACCAGGACGACCGGGACGCTCGGGAGCAAGCTCGACGCGAGTACTGGAAGCGTCGGTCGGCGAAGGGCTGGCGCTGCCCGAGCTGCCGTCGCTCCCGCAGCGAGGTCGACCGTGTCGACGTTCACCACCGCGACGGGAACCCGAACAACAACGACCCCGACAACCTGGTCGCGCTCTGCCGGCGCTGTCACCTCTCCGGTCGCCACGACCGCGACGTCGACCAGGAGGCCCTCGCCCCGCCACAACCCCGCTACACATCCCCGCCGTCGCCGCGGAACCTCGGTCCCGGCCCGTGAACATCCTGATGACGCTTTTGATACGCCGAACAACCCCATGACCAACAACATCCACCCGGATGCACCGACCGATAGCGACGGCCACCCGGTCCATCCCGAGAAGGGTCACCGCATCTGTGGCCGGGGGAAGTCCGACCGGACCACGCCGACCGACCACGGTCGGGAGCGAGACGATATCCCGTTCTGCACACTCACCGCCGGGTGGGGCGTCGACGGGAAGGACACCGGCGCTTGCGACCACCACGGTGGCTCAGGTGGCGCTCCACCCGGCGAGGACAACGGGAACTACAAGCACGGTGCCTACTCGGAGCACTTCCAGTCCGACCTCTCCGACCGAGAGCAGGAAGCGTACGACGACCTCGTCAAGGCTTTCGATGACCAGGAGCGAGCGAAGCAGGTCGTCGACGAGCTGACCGCCGAGGCCCTCCTGAAGTACAAGCGCTCGGGGGACCACCGCTTCCTCCGCGAAGCCCGACAGCTCATGTCCGAGTTCAACATCGCTGACGCGACCGACCACCTGGACGTCGACGGCGTCGATGGGATGCTGATGAAGGACCTCCGGGAGGCTCACGATGAGTAGCTCGGCCGATGGAGGGCAGCGGACAGTGCGGCCGCGGCGGCCGAGTCACTACGCCGAGCGAGCAAAGGCCGGCGACGAGACCTGGCTCGAGGACTGTGTCCAAGAAATCGTCGGGCTCCAGGTGTCCGACGCGCAGCGAACCATCTGCCGATCGGTCGCCGGGCAGAAGAAAACGATTGTGCAGACCGCGAACGGCCTCGGGAAATCCTACATTCTGGCAGCTATCGTCAACGCATGGCTGTACGCGCTCTACCCGGCGACGGTCCTGACGACGTCCGGGACCGAGAAGAAGATGAAGCGGACGTTCTGCAAGCCGGTCGAGAACCTCCACGACTCCGCGCTTGACGGCGCCGGCCTCCCCGGCGACTACAAGCACCGGCCCGAGCGCATCGACTTTCCTGACGACCCCGAGCACTGGTTCGAGGCAACGTCTCCACAAGACGCCGGCGAACTCGAAGGGGTCCACTCGAAGTATCATCTTTCCATCATCGAGGAGGCCGACAAGGACGACGTCGATGCGAAGACGCTGGACTCGATGGACTCGCTCGTGACTGACGAGCGCGACCGGATGATCGTCATCGCCAACCCGCCAGAAGACGAGACGAACATCGTCGCTGACCTGCTTGACAAGCCGACCTGGAACGAGGTCACCTTCTCGTCGTTCGCATCGCACAACGTCCAGGTCGAACTCGGCGAAGTCGACGGCGAGCAGATCGACGGCCTCGCCACGCTCTGGAAGATCAAGGAGGACTGGCAGGAGTTCAACGAGGAGCCGTGGCCTGGCGTCGACGAGGCGCTGCGGATGTCCGACCCCGATTCACCGGAGTTCCGGAAGGACCTCGACAAGCGGTGGTACCGACGCCGCGCCGGCGTGATCCCGCCGGAGGGGGCAAGCGCTCACCGCCCCATCGAGAAGGACGCCGTCGACGCGGCGTGGGAGCGGGAGACGACGTCCACCCGAGTCACCCCCCACGGGACCGGTATCGACGTCGCACGGAGTGGCGACAACACCGTCGTCGTCTCCGCCCACGCGAATCAGCTGAAGGTGCACTACTCGGAGACTGGCACTGACCATCCCACGCAAGAGGCCCGGATTCGCCGTGGGACCGACTCGTTCCCCGGCCTCGACGAGTGGCCGGATCACCCGGTGGCTATCGACGCCGTCGGCGAGGGCTCCGGGCTGGCGGACGATATCGTCCAGGCTTACCCCAAGGCGTCCCGGTTCGATGCCGGTGCCACTGCCAACGAGGAGCAGGAGTACAAGGACTGCTGGACCGAGGGACTGGCTGTCCTCGGCCAGTGGATCGAGAACGGGGGCGTCATCAACGACCGGAAGCTCCGTGAAGAGCTCCTGGTCGCCGCCCGCGTCGTGGAGTACGAGGAGAACTTCTACGCCAGCCGTGAGACGGAGGTCCTCAAGGCCTCGCCGAAAGCCGTGATCAAGGAGGTCCTCGGCCGCTCGCCTGACCACCTCGACGGTGCGCTGATGGCAGTGTTCGCCAGCGAGGGCAAGCGAGCGGGCTCGAAGGCATCCGGAACCGGAGTTTGGGGGACATAACACATGAGCGACAACACTACCGACGACGAGGCGTACGAGCTGACAGCTGAAGACCTGGCCGGCATCCAGCTCCGCACGATGCTCGCCGATAGCCTCGGCAAGCAGTACGGCGGTGACCGTGACCTGTACGACGCCTTCGGCTGGATCAAAGACCCGGACATCGAGGACTTCTATGCGATGTACCTCCGGAACCCGTACGGGCGGGCCGTGGTCGACATCCCGGCAGCGACCACGTGGCGGGACGGCCCCGATCTCACCGATGAGGAAGCGAGCGGTGCCGACGAGTCCACGGAGTTCGAGGACGACGTCGCGACGTTCGTCGAGGAGCAGCGCGCATGGCACTACTGCAAGCGCGCCGACAAGCTGGCTGGCATCGGCGAGTTCGGCCTCCTGGTCATCGGCTTCGCTGACGGGAAGGACCTCGTTCAACCCGTCGACGAGGCAAAGCTCGACGGCGACCCGGAGAAGGACGTCGACTGGCTACGGCCGTTCAGTCAGAAGAGCGTGGACACACTCCGGACCGGCGACGCCACGTCCGGTCGGTGGGGTGAACCGATCTACTACAAGCTCGACCTCGGCGACGAGGACGACCAAACCGCCGAGGCCAGCACACAGGTGTGGGTCCACCACTCTCGTGTTGTCCACATCGCCGAGAACCTGCTCGATGACGAGGTTCGAGGAACGCCCCGGCAAGAACCAGTCCTGAACCCACTGTTCGATATCGAGAAGACGATGGGGGCAGCTGCGGAGATGGCCTACCGCGGCGCCGACTACGGCCTGGCGGTGAACGTCGACAAGGACTACGACCTCCAGGACGGCGGCGAGAAAATGGAGAAGGAGATGCAGAACTTCATCCACGGGTTCTCGAAGACGTTGCAGCTGGAGGCCGCCGACGTCGAGCAGATCGGTGGCAACGATATCGACCCGACGCCCATCATCAACCCGGAGATCGAAGCACTCTCGGCCTACACCGGCATCCCGCAGTCAGTCCTGAAAGGGAACGAGACTGGTGAGCGAGCGACGAGCGAGGACCTCAAGGAGTGGTACGGGAAGATCACCGAGCGCCGGACGCAGTTCGCTGGTCCGACCATCGTCCGAGAGCTCATCGACCGACTACGCAAGTTCGACGTCGTCGCAGACCCGTCGGGCGACGGCTACGAACTCGACTGGCCGGCGCTTGCCGAACAGTCCGAGCTGGACGAGTCCGAAGTGATGGTCAACCGCGCACAGATCATCAAGTTCGTCCAGTCGATGCTGGCCGAGTACGGGACTGCTGAGGTGACGGAGTTCATCGAAGACGGCGAGTTCCCCGAGGTCGAGGCGGCCGGCGCTGTTCCCGAGCTCGACGAAGACGACGAGGAGGTCGAGGCGTACTTCCAGGAGCGCGTCGCCGAGTCGTCGGGGACCCCGGCGGGAGCTGATGACTGATGTCTGCCTGCGGCCACGATCACCACGAACTGGTCGCCAACGAGAAGCAGGACCTCACGAAGACGACGACGCTGCACCGTCGGGAGTTCGCACCGGCAGTCCGCAAGCGCTTCCGCCTCCTGAAGGGGCTGATACGGAAGACAGTCGGTTACACGTACGACGCACTCCGACTCACCGCAGCGGAACCAAAGCGCCAGTTCGTGTTCGAGACTCGGGCCGAAGCAGTCGACCAGTTCCAGCAGTGGCTTGAGGACGCAGTCGACGAAGACGTCCTCGAAGTCATCGAACGCGAACGTATCCGGAACGGCGTCCACTACACGGCTCGGTACGTCCGGGCCGCCTACGGCAAGGGCCTCCGGCATGCTGGCGACCGCCTCGAGGACGCCGGCTTCGAGATCGGCGACCAGGCTGTGTCGGCGATGTTCAACATGCCGGTCCACGAGCGCGAACTGGAGACGATCTACACCAGGGCGTACGACAACCTGGACTGGATCACTCAGCAGATGCAGCAGAGCATCCGCTCGGAGCTGACCGAAGCGCTGGTCAAAGGGGAGAACCCCCGGAAGGTCGCCGGCCGCCTCACCGACGAGGTGGACGTCGGTATCAGCCAGGCAGAGACCTTCTCCAGGACGGAGATATCGAACGCGCACAACACGGCGTCGGCGAAACGCTACGAGGACGCCGGCGTCGACGAGGTCGTCATCCTGACGTCGGACCCGTGTACGGTCTGCGAGGCGCTCGCTGCGGGCGGGCCGTACCCGGTGGATGAGGCGGCGTCGCTGATACCTGGTCGGACGCACCCGAACTGCGTCTGCACCATCGCACCGAACGTGTAAACACAGGCCGATGACCGTGGCGACGGCGCTCTCGTGAGCGTTCGAGCGCGAGGCCCTGGACTTCTGTTGCAACGATGACTGACGACAACGACATTCGCGTCCCTGTCCGGTACTTCAACCTCCAGGCGGGGACCAACGACGACTTCGATCCAGACGACGGTCCGTGGACGTTCAACGGCATCGCCGTCGGCATCGGAGACATCCTCCACATGGAGGACGGGACGCCCGTCCTCATGACCGAGGAGGAGCTCCGGAGGGCAGCGGCCACACAGGCCGGCGAGCCTGTGACGGCCGACCATCCCACCGACGAGTCGACTGGCCGACCGAAGTACCCGCCTGACACGGACGAGACCTTCGGCAAGGTGCCGAAGGCCGACTTCATCGAGGGCAAGGGCGTCGGCTACGAGATGACGGTCCACGACGAGGAGCTGGCACGCGGGCTGTACGCCGGCTCCTACGAGGTGTCGGTGCACCCTCGCTTCGGCGCTGAAGAGCGCGACCCTGCAACGGGCGCCCTCATCGCCGAGAACATCGAGTTCCTCGACCTCTCGGTCGTCTCGAAGGGCGACTCACCGTCGAACACGGTGAATTGGGGGGCATCGCAGGAGCTCGCTGCGTGGGCTCACGACAACGACATCTCGTCGGAGCTGACGGCGGGCGATGACGACGTCGATCTCGACATCGACGACGACAGCGCGAAGACGCTTCTTTCGAAGGCGGCCTCGATGGTCGGCCTCGATCTGGATCGATTCACAGTACAGGCAGACGACGAACCGGCGGAATCCGGCTCGGACTCAACCACAGACATGGACAACGGAAAGATCGAAACGCTCGTCGACGAGCACGATTTCAACGAAGAGTCTCTGGAGGCGATGGAGGAAGACGACCTCGACCGACTCCACGAGAGCCTCGTCGACGGCGACGGCAAGCAGCAGAACCAGGGCGGGAACAACGACGACAGCAACACGGTCGAGGTCGACCTCGGTGACCACGACTCGTTCGACGACTACATCGACAGCCGTGTCGAGGACCAGGTGGCAGCGAGCCAGGAGCAAATCGAGACGGCAGAGATGGTCGAGGAGATCATCGCACACTCCGACGACTTCGAGGAGGACGACCGCGAGGATCTCATGGCCTCGTCGGAGTCCGTGCTCGAGCAGCTGCACGACCAGGCGACGATGACGTCGGCTGCACAGCTGCCCGGGTCGGTCGGTCGCCAGAGCGCGGTCGCCGGCGCCGGCGGGAACGAAGACGCCGACGAGTTCAAGGAAATCGTCGCGGAGCTCAGCGGCAACGACGACGGAGGCGAGAACTGATGACGTTCTACTACGACAGCGACGAGAACGAACTGGTGGGGAACAACGCGTTCGACGAGCGCCTCGGCTTCGCAACTGAGGACGGCGACACTCTCCGGATGGACGTCGAGATCATCATGGAGGAGGGGCGCGGTCTGAAGAAGCTCCGGGAGATGCGCGACGCCGTCGACGCAGCGATCGAAGCAAACGCTGGCGACGAGGGAGGTGAGTGAGCATGACGAGTAACAAGATCGTGATGGGCGGTCCCGAAGCCGACGAAAAGGAAGGTGAGGCGACCGAGTCCATCACACCCGGCCACCTCATCGAGCCGGCCAACGGTGACTACGAACAGTTCAAGAAGCACGCGACAGCTGCGGGTCCGGCCGAGCCGCTGGTGGCGACGAAGGCCGCCTACTCCGGCGACCCGACGACGTCTGCCGAGGCAGTCGAAGACGCCTACACGAACGGCGAGTACATGTTTGCCGCGGGGCTCAAGCGGTTCAACCGCTCTCTCGGCCTCGTCTTCGGTGGCTCGAACGCCGCCGCCGCTGGCGCAGACGTCGCGACGAACGCGAACATCACCGAGGGCGACCTGCTCGTCTCCTACGGCAACGGCGCCCTCCGGAAGTACGACCCCGGCAACGGCGACGCGCCCGGCGCAGTCGTCGGCCGAGCTCGTGAAGACGTCGACAACTCCGGGTCTGCGACGCAGGCCCGCATCGTGTGGGAGGCCATCTAACAATGTCTGGAGCACAGCAGACCGGCAGCACGGAAGTCCAGAGCGCAAAGCAACTCTTCGCCGACGGGACTGGCGACCGCGGGTTCCAGTACCTCATGGCGTCGTCTGACGAGGAGCGAGCGGAGCTCATCGCCGACGGCGCACTCGAGTACGAGGAGTGGAAGCGGCTGAAGGACGTCGTCATCGAGAACCGCAACCAGCAGATCAACCTCGTCAACGACCTGCGTTCCGCAGGCCTCACGACCGAGGAGAGCCTCGCCACGTTCGTCTCCCGGTGGCAGACCATGGGCGACATCAGCGAGGACGCCGAGATCGGGATGAATCCCGAAGGCAGCAGCAACGAGGAAGACCCCGGCTACGGGCTGGACGGTGTCCCGCTGCCGTGTGTCTGGAAGGACTGGCGGATCGACCGCCGGCTTCTGATGGCCAGCCGTCAGGGCCCGGGCAACTCGCTCGACACGAAGGTCCCAAGCCAGGCGACGCGCTCGGTCAACTCCACGTTCGAACAGTACTTCGTCAACGGCTGGAAGCGCCAGATCGACGGTCACGAGATGTTCGGCTTCACGAACCACCCCGACCGGAACCAGGTCGCCGGCTCGAACTGGTACGACGGGACGACCGACGCCGAAGACATCCGCGGAGACTTCCTCACGGGAGTCGAGGCGCTCGAGGACGACGAGTTCGACGACGGCGGCTATTGGGCGTACGTCCACCGCAACGAGTACCAGCGCCTCCGCCGCATCATCGCAGACTTCGGCTCCGGCAACCCCGGAGACACGAACATGCGGGAGCGGATCCTCGAAGAACTCGGCGAGGAGGTCGAGCAGATCCGTCCGACCAAGCACGTCCCGGAAGGCGAGGCGATCCTCTTCCAGCCGACGCGTGACGTCGTCGAGCTCGGTGTCGCCGAGGAAGTCATGCCGATCGAGTGGGAGAGCCCGTCGGGGTGGACCCTGCACATGAAGATCTTCGGTGGCATGAACCTCCAGCTCGCGTCGACGGAAGCCGGGCAGATGGGTGTCGCCCACATGACCGGGCTGGCGCCCTAACAGGTGATACTCGATGCCTGAACGCTACGAGTACACCGGCACCCTGCTGTATCGCTCGGACGGAAACGAGGTCGAGAAGGTCGAACGCGGTGATGTCATCGAACCGACCGAGTCCGAACTCGACTCCTTCGGGGACTCGCTGCGGCCGCTCGGGCAGGCCGAGACGGTCGACGAACCCGACACCGCCGATGAAACGGCCACTGAGACGTCGACCGACGACGCAGAAGAGTCGGATGCGGAGACGTCGGAAGCGCCCATCGACCCCTCGGAGTACACCATCGACGAGCTCGATGAGGAGATCGCTGAAGGCGACTACTCGAAGGCTGCCATCAGCGCGATCCTCGAGGCAGAACAGAGTGGCGACGACCGTAACGGGGCCGTCGACACGATCCAGGCTCACCTGGACGCCTGAGGTAGTGGCTGATGCCCTACCAAGATGAGTCGGACCTGAAGTACATCGATGAGCTCGCGGACATCCCGCTGACCGGCCCGGAGCCAGACTCCTGGACGACGGACGACAAGCTCGAAGCGGCCGAGTCGGCCGAAGAGAAGCTGGAAGCCGACGTCTACGACGGCAGAAAGATTCCCGGCGCCGGCGCACTCCACGCGACCGCTGCGAACGCGTGGGCGAGCTACTTGCTGGTCGTCGGTGCAGAACATCCGAAGAACGCCACGTCAGAGGTCTTCGCCGGCGGGTCTGGTGAGGATGTGATGGAGTTCGCACACGAACTCAAGAACATCTACCACGAGACGAAGGGCTCCATCCAGGTGTCCGACGCCGACGAAGGAACTGGTACGGCTCGTGTCAGCTCCGTGGACTTCTAACATGACCGAGTTCGATGGGTTCGAGCAGCTGGCCGCGAAGCTCCAGCTCCTTGCGACTCATCTGGACGAGGCGGCCAAGTTCATCGGCCCGGCTGTCGAC